GAATTAACGTCAGCCGCATCCGAGGCTTTTATATCTGCCAGAACGTCACGCGCAGAAACACCAGAGGCATTAGCTGGTGTGCATTCTGAGAATGTTCTATTGGTAGTTGATGAGGCGTCTGGTGTGCCTGAGAAAGTTTTCGAAGCGGCGGCTGGGTCAATGTCTGGTCACAGCGCAACCACGTTATTATTGTCAAACCCGACGAGATCCTCTGGCACATTTTACGAAACACAAACCAGATTATCAAAGAGCTGGTGGACTAGGCGATGGTCATGTATCGACAGCCCACTTGTGTCTACAGAGTTTGTTGAGGAGATGCGCGAGCGATATGGCGAAGAAAGCAACGCATTTCGCATCCGCGTACTTGGCGAGTTTCCATTGGCTGATGACGATACGATCATACCATTTCACCTAGCCCAGAGCGCGACACATCGTGATATTGAGATGACGCCAGATATAAAGCCAGTGTGGGGCTTGGACGTGGCGAGGTTTGGTACTGATAAAACTGCGCTTTGCAAAAGATATGGTAACGTAGTCACAGATATTGATGCGTGGCAGGGATTGGATCTCATGCAAACTGTGGGCAGGGTTATGGCAGAATATGAGGGATTACAGCCCAGCATGAGGCCATCAGACATATTGGTCGATAGCATTGGTGTTGGCGGCGGTGTAGTTGATAGACTGCGTGAGCTGGGTATGCCTGTTCGTGGCATTAATGTTGGCGAAGCTCCAGCTCTGGGCAAAACTTACATGAATTTGCGTAGCGAGCTGTGGTTTAAGACAAAGGGCTGGCTCGAAGATAGATCCTGCAAATTGCCAAAGGATGACCAGCTCTTGGCTGAGTTAACCAGCATTAGATATAGTTTTACATCGTCGGGCAAGATGAAAGCCGAAAGCAAGGACGCAATGCGAAAACGTGGCCTAAAATCGCCAGACCTTGCAGATGCATTATGTTTGACAATGGCATCGGACGCAACGACTGCATTATCTGGCAATAACAATAACTGGAATAAATCTATTAAGCGCAATTTAAAGGGAATTGCATGAAAAAAAAATTTTTAAATTTGTCACCTAAGATGAAAAATTTATTGATGGCTAAGTGGATAAGGCAGTATGTGCAACGCGGTTTATCTTTGCAGGATGCACAACACGCCGCGAGGTGGAAAGCTGGCGAGTGGAAGCTCTCAGAAAGAATGCGTAACATACTGGCGTCAATAGATGAATTGTGATATGGTCGCATAATATACAGTAAAAAGGTTTTACCATGAAAACATGCAAGGGATGTCCTACCAAGTCAAACTGCAAGGCAAAAGGTATGTGCTTGAATGGCGGCTATGGTAAATAAAGGCATACTTAATTTCCTCAATCAACTTGACGAGGGCAAGCGTAACAAGCGCAATAGTTTTGCGGAACGTGTTGCAAATTTCCTGACGCCTAATGACGAATTTGAATATCGTGATGGGTTGCTGGTCAATCAAGATGGCACGTCTGCAATGGATCGTATCGGCGAAAAGACAAGCTACGGCACGTTAGGCCAAGCCAATTTTGCTGGCAATGATCCACTTTCATTTAGCGGATCTGCTGGGTATCATAGAATGCCAGATGGTAGCATGATGGCAAACAGCGATATGGTTGAAGGTTATTCAATGCCATACGGCGTCCAGCCAGATCAGCCTATTGAAATGTCAAACATTTTGCCAGCAGAAGTAATTCGCATAATCCAAGGATCTAATCTTGCAAATAAGCAGGGGTTTATAGAGCTACTGGAATATAAGATGAATAACGAGCCAGAAGATTATAAGAGGGTTATGCTTAACCCAGATGGCCTATCTGAATTAATGGCGCTGTATAACGCCACAAATGAAGCAAGAACGCCTAGCAGGGAAATGTCACCTAGAATACAACAAATGCTAGATGGAATATTTGATGGGACTGCTTGATCAACAAAGGCCAATGAGCTTTTCTGGAAAGAGGACAGCTACACCATACCAAGGCATTACGGCAATGGACGCCGCAAAGTTTGTAGCTGAGGCCACACCTATCATTGGTGATGCTATGGCGGCTAAGGAAATATACGACGAGCTACAAAAGCCAGAGCCTAACTATGGATTGGTTGCAGTTTTAGCTGGTGCATCTCTAATTGGCTTAGTGCCACTTATTGGCGATGCCGCCGCCGCGCCCATTAAGAAAGTTGCAAAAGGCTTACTTGATGTAGTTGATCGCGTTGAAGTTGATCCAAATGCGCTGGGGTCTACATTTGGTAATCTTAAATTAAATCCAAAATCCAGCAATGTTCCACGCAATATGCCAGCAAATAATGTGCTGGATAAAGTTGACAATTTATCAAAAGAACAACTGGAAACTGCCGTTCCATTTACAAAAACTTCTAATTTTGCCAAACCTAGAGTTGGCGGTGGGCGAGCAAAAGATCCAGCTTTATTTAACAGCTTTTCTTCAAAAAAACAAACTGGTGTTTCACCTAGTGATTGGGAAGTAAAGGGTCGCAGAATTACATCTGGAATAGAGACGCCAGATTACAAAACTGTTGAAGATATAAGAAAAGAGGGTTTTACTGATTTATTTGGCTTTACGGCAGATGGCACATACGCTGATACAATAGTAGATGAGTTTAATGGTATAAAACTTGATAGACCAGTAATGTTTGAAGGTGGTCACCAATATGGAGATGGTGGGCTTGGATTTGCCTCTGATGATGCGGCATTAGCATCTAAGCAAAATGCATGGGCTAGAAATATAGATGCTGGTGGACGCCCTCTAGTTACGCCACTTACAATGGGCGCAAAAGGTGGGGATTTTTCAGCTCACCAAGCAATGTTAGCGGCTCAAGCTATTTTATCAAACGCAGATAATATTAATCCTAACTTTGTGCCATTATCAGGTGCGGCTAAAAACAATAATAGACTTTTGCCAGAGGGCATGGGGTTACTTAACCCAGAGCTTGCAAATTATCTTGCTGGTTTAAAAGGTGGGAAAAGATCTGCATTTGTAAGATCTTTAGATACATCACCAGCTCTTGAGGCAAACGTACCAAGTATGGGCGCTGTCAGGTGGGCTGGAACTGCTCCAGAGCTAACTGAAAAACCTTTACTTAGCGGTGGCTTTAGAATGTTTGAGCCTGACATAGATCCTGATGGTTTATTAGATTACAGCAATCCACATTCAACATACAATGCATCAATTGGACGTGTTGGAAATAATATGACAATGGGTGAAGTACGCCCTTGGTATTTGCAATTCCCTGATTTTGCCGTTCCAAGGATGATAGACAACACACCATCTGGCTCAAATATGTTAAATCCAAATGCTATGCCTAAAGAATTAAGATCAATGCAAATGAATCCTAATGTTTCTCAAAAGATAGATGATCAATACGAAGATATGAATATGATGTATAATGAAATTTTAAAATCTCAAGGCAAAGACGCCGCAGATATGTATGCAATGGATGCCGCTTTAAACAGATACCAAATGCAGGGATTGTTGGATTAATAGAAAGATATACAACGTGGGCTACTATCTCGTTAATAAATATGATATATAGAAATAAAACTAGGGGCTAAACAATGCCAATAACAACATACGCAGAATTAAAGACGACACTCGCAGATTTTTTAAATCGTGATGATCTTACATCTGTGTCTAGTACATTCATAAGTTTAGCCGAGGCTGACTTAAATCGCAAGTTACGCCACTGGAAAATGGAAACTAGATCCACTGCTGAGATTGACACAAAATACAGCGCGATCCCTGCGGATCTTTTAGAGCCTATTCGATTTCATATTACGAGTGGCGAGACAAACCCATTAGAATTAATATCGCAGGCGGAATTGCTAGACAGACAGCGAAGAGCTGGCAACGTGTCAGGCCATCCAAGATACTACGCAATGACTGCTGGCGAGTTACAAGTGCATCCAGCGCCAGATGGCGTTTACGATGCTGAATTATATTACTATCAGAAAATTCCCGCATTATCTGACAGTAATACAACCAATTGGCTTCTGGGCGAATATCCAGATGCTTATTTATATGGAGCTTTGGTACACTCAGCCCCATATTTAAAAGAAGACGCTCGAATTACTACTTGGGCGGCTTTGTATCAAAGCGCTGTTGACGCTATAAACGCTGTCAGCGATCAAACTAAATACGGCGGCTCTGGTCGTCGTTTAAAAATAAGGGCATATTAAAATGAGTTTTTCTAATGAATTTGAAACAAGAGTATTAAACTATGTGTTTACTACATCATCTGTAACAAGGCCGACAACATGGCGTGTTGCATTATATACAGGCGCACCAAGTGATACTGGCGGCGGTACTGAAGTATCTGGCGGTGGTTATGCCCGTCAGGCTGTAACATTTTCTGTATCTGGTAACACAGCTACTAATTCTGGCGCTGTTGAATACCCCACAGCCACTGCAGGCTATGGAACAGTAACGCACGTTGGAGTATTTGATGCGACAACAGGCGGCAACTTAATTGCATATGCGGCATTGTCTGCGTCTAAAGCTATTGCTACAGGCGACGTATTCCGCATCCCTGCTGGTGATTTAGATATTACTTTAGAGTAAATTAAATGACAGTTTACCGAGGCGGCTACGGCTACAGTCTATATGGCGAACATACATTCGGTTTTGATGGATCAGTCAAAGACGCCTCAATAACAATTTCACCAGCCGCAAGTGTTTCTGTGGCTGGGAATATAACTGCGCGTGGCACAGCAACAGTATCAGCCACATCAAGCGTAGCCACAACGCCAAACAATATTATAGGCGGAAGCGCCACATCTCAATCCACAACTGTAACAGGCGTTGGATTTAATCGTGTGCGTGGTTCAAGCATATCTGTTGCAACTGTCTCTGCTGTTGTCTCTGAAGCGGCAAGAACTAGGAATGTTTCTTCTACAATATCAGCGACATCTAGCGTTAGCGCTTCATGTATAAGAAAACGTCTGGCATCCGCTACAGTATCAGCGACATCTAGTGTTAGTGCCTCATGTATAAGAAAACGCCTTGCATCCGCTACAGTATCAGCGACATCTAGTGTTAGTGCCTCATGCATACGAGAGCAAAATGCATCCGCTACAGTATCAGCGACATCTAGTGTTAGTGCCTCATGTATAAGAAAACGCCTTGCATCCGCTACAGTATCAGCGACATCTAGTGTTAGTGCCTCATGCATACGAGAGCAAAATGCATCCGCTACAGTATCAGCGACATCTTCATTAAATGTGAATTTTATTGTTGCTGAAAGCACGTCAGCATTCATTGATTGCACTTTAAGCGTTAGTGCCTCATGCATACGAGAGCAAAATGCATCCGCTACAGTATCAGCGACATCTAGCGTTAGTGCTTCATGCATACGAAAGCAAAATGCATCTGCTACAGTATCAGCGACATCTAGCGTTAGTGCTTCATGCATACGAAAGCAAAATGCATCCGCTACAGTATCAGCGACATCTAGCGTTACATCTTCTGGATTAAAAATACATCAATCTGGCTCTGCTATATCTACAATTTTATCAACGTCGGCAGATGCAGATAGAGATAGAACAAGCAGTTGTTTAATATCCGCAAACCTATCTTCTACAACTACTGCAAATAGAGTGCAAAATGATAGCTCTACAGTTAATACAAATTTATCGTTATCTACTGTTCCGAATGTAGAGTTTAACAACAGCTCAAACATATCGACGACAACTGTAACAGGCGTTGGATTTAATCGTGTTCGTGGTTCTGCAATATCTGTTTCAACAATTTCATCTACTGCATCAGCAGGAAAGCGTGTTCGAGTAGCGTCTTCAATAACAGCAACCATTTCTTCTGTAGTTTCAAGCGCTGAATTAATACAGCAAACATCCGCAACATTACCAGCAAATCTTACAGTTGCGCCTTCTGCTGAAAAAATATTACTAGGTTCTTCAACAACTTCCGCCAGCTCAACGGCAACTGCATCTGGATTAAAAATACATCAATCTGGCTCTGCTATATCTACAACTTCAAGCGGTTCAATAAGTTTTGTTAGATTGCAAAACACTGCGGTCAACATTCCATTACTGTTGTCAGTTTCTGCAATTGGAGCAAGAACAGTAGTGGGTAGCAGTATAATAAATTGTGAATTAAATGTGTTTACAAGTGCGTCTATTAGAAAATCAGCTATTTCAACAATAGGCATTACATCTGCATTTACAGCTAGTGCAGTTGAGAAATGGGAAGACTTACCAGACGCAACAGAAACATGGCAGACAGTACCAAAAGTAACAGAAATATGGACAGCCGCATGATGTTGCAATTAAAGCATTTTTGTGGCAGTATGCGATCAGCGCCTACTGCGTCTTTCTCTTACATTGATGAACGATATTAGGCCGAAAGGCTAACTATAGGAGCTTAACATGGCAGATACTACAACAACCACATATGGCTTGGTAAAACCAGAAGTCGGTGCGTCCGAGGATACTTGGGGTACAAAAATAAATACCAACCTAGATAACGTCGATAATCTGTTAGATGGTACGACGCCTGTTACTGGTATTGATATTAATTCTGGATCAATTGATGGAACGCCAATTGGTGCAAACTCTGCGTCTACAGGTTCATTTACAACTGTAGCAACATCAGGCGATATAAATGCAAATGGCAATAAAGTTTTATTTGGCAATATGTATGCAACAACAAATGACCTTCCATCAGCTTCAACTTATCACGGCATGTTTGCTCACGTTCATGCCACTGGTAAGGGTTATTATGCCCATAATGGTAGTTGGGTTGAATTAGCAAATGCTTCAGAATTACCAGATCAAAATTTTACAAATGCAGACCATACTAAACTAGATGGGATTGAGGCAAGCGCTACTAATACCGCAGACCCTGCAATAACAACAAATGGTTCAGCACCTTCACTCGCTTCTGGTATATCAGCATCTGAGGTTCGTTCCTTAATAGGTGCAGGCACAAGCTCATCAAATAATGCTACTCATACAGGCGAAGTAACAGGGTCTGGAGCTTTAACTATAGCAGATAATGTTGTTGATGCAGGCAACTTGAAGGTAACAGGTAATGGCAGTAACACGCAGTTTTTACGTTCTGATGGTGATGGTACATTTACATGGGCTACGCCAACAGATACAAACACAACCTACAGCGTAGGAGATGGCGGTCTTACACAAAAAAACTTTACTACTACACTTAAAAGCAAGTTAGATGGAATTGAAACATCAGCTAAAGATGATCAAACAATTACTGCTGGTTCTGGTCTATCGGGCGGCGGAACTGGTAATGTAACTTTAAGTCACAGCGACACATCATCTCAAGGCTCATCAAATAACTCTGGCAGGACATATATCCAAGATATTACTCTTGATACTTACGGACACGTCACTGGACTAGCTACAGCCGCAGAAACAGTAACTAACACTAACCTAACACATACAGGTGAGGTTACAGGATCTACATCATTAACGATAGCTAATAACGTGGTCGATGAAGCTAATCTTAAAGTTTCTAATAGCCCAACTAATGGGTATTATCTTTCAGCGCAGTCAGGAAATACTGGCGGTTTAACTTGGGCAGAAGTTAGTGGTGGGGGTTTAGGAAATCTATTTACAGCTTCGGCAAATGGCACTGGAAATATAAGTAGCTCTGGTGTTTATTTAATTGCCCATCAAGTATCTAGTAATAGTCCAAATTATAATTTTAGCGCAACAATGGGCGGTTCGGGGATAACTGGTGTGTTAGGTTCGGCGTATTCTAGTAACGGAACTATACATAGCGGTGCAATTTGTAGTGGTTATTCAAATGAGACAGAATATGTTTCGGGTGTAGTGTCAATCGCATCAGGTGGGTCATTAACTGTAAGCACCTATAGATCTAATTCTTACATGAGATGGGTTAAAATATCCTAATAAAAACATTAAGGAAAAAATAAAATGTATTATTATCTATATAATAAATCTACAGGAAAAATTGATAGCAATTGTGATAGTGCTGATGCCATTTCAACAAATGGAAGCGATGAATTAGCTATAATAAATTCTGAAACAAATTACGACATATATACACATAAAGTAAGAATAAGTGATTTGACTATAGTTGAAGACCAAGAAATAATTCAACAAAATAAAGAATTTAAAATTAGGCAAGAGCGCCATTTTTTACTCGTTAATGATGTAGATCCTTTAATTACAAACCCTATACGATGGGGTGAATTAACAAACGACAAGCAAGCAGAGTGGACGCAGTATAGAATTGATTTGCTAAACTTACCACAGCAATCGGGATTTCCAAATTCAGTTACTTGGCCTACGCAACCCACATAAAGGTATATTGTTAATAAGTGTAAAAATATGTTATAGTCCCAGTAACTTAGACCAATGAGGTAAATATGCCACTAATACCACTAGACATCCCTGCTGGCATTTACCGCAACGGCACTGAATTGCAATCATCTGGTCGATGGCGCGATGCTAACCTAATCCGATGGGTAGATGGTACGATGCGTCCAATGGGTGGTTGGCGCACTCGATCAGACACGGCGGCTAATGCTAAAATTCGTGGATTAATTACTTGGATTGGGAATAACCAAGACAGGTTTATAGCTGGCGGAACATATAATAAACTTTATACTTGGACATCTCAGGGTGTTCGCCACGACATAACGCCAACAGGGTTAGTTAGTGGCCGTGAAGACGCCGAGGCATTTACAGGATATGGCGGTAGTTATTTTGGTCAATATGCCTACGGCGTAGCTCGCCCAGATACAGCGCGAATACAGCCTGCAACAACTTGGTCACTAGATACTTGGGGTGAATACCTTGTTGCGTGCAATGAAGATGATGGAAAAATTTACGAGTGGCAAATAAATAACTCTACACCAGCCGCAGTGTTAGCAAATGCACCGACAAGCAATGAAAGCATCGTTGTGACTGAGGAGCGATTTTTGTTCGCATTAGGCGCTGGCGGAAATCAACGTAAGGTGCAATGGTGTGACAGGGAAGATAGCTCCACATGGACGCCAGCCGCAACAAATGAAGCTGGTGATTTAGAGCTAAACACAAGCGGCAGAATTATGGCTGGCATACGAGTGCAAGGCCAAACTTTAATATTAACAAGCATGGACGCCCATGTAGCCAATTACATTGGAGCGCCATATGTTTATGGCATCGAGCGTGTTGGAGCTAGTTGCGGATTAATTGCAAACAAAGCCATAGCATCAGTTGATAAAGGTGCATTCTGGATGGGTAATCACTCATTCTATGCATACGCAGGCGGCGCAGTACAGCAAATTGAAAGCGAAATATCAGATTATGTCTTTTCAGATATAAACCGAGCGCAAATATCAAAAACTTTTGCAGTGACTAACAGCACATACGGCGAGATATTCTGGTTCTATCCATCTGGATCATCTGTAGAAAATGACAGATATTGCGTTTATAATTATGTTGAGAATACTTGGTATATTGGCGAACTAGGCAGAACTGCTGGTTATGATATGGGTACATATCGACAACCAATATGGGCAAGCGCAGAAAACAACAAGTTATACGAGCATGAAATCGGATTTGATTATGGCTCACTTACACCATTTGCTGAAAGCGGTTCAATTGCGCTAGGCACTGGCGAGAGCGTAATGTCAGTAACAGAAATGATCCCAGATGAAAAGACGCAGGGCGACGTGACAGTCACATTCAAGACAAGGTTCTATCCAAATGGAACTGAACGCTCCTATGGCGCATTTTCAATGTCTAATCCAACATCTCTGCGATTTACGGGCAGGCAAGTTAAATTAAGAATAGACGCAAATTCATTAGGTGATTGGCGTGTTGGTATAAATAGACTTAATGTTACGGCTGGTGGGGCGAGATGAGCGAACAGCCACAAAAAGCCCCAGACGTTATCGGCAACGATTGGCGGACGTGGGGTCGAAGGCTTGTTCAGCACTTATCACAAACTCGATCCGCATTGGTTCAACAGAACGGCGAAGAAAACGCATCTGACGATGCAACTCTTATGTGGGACAGGGTAAACCTATACCCAATTATAAGTAGATCAGGCGCTTTTCGTGAAATTATATTAAAGAATGCAATCCCTGCATCTAGTGTGGGTGTAGCTGGCGATAAGGCTGGATTAATATCTTGGGATGCATCATATATTTATGTATGCACTGCGGCTCACGATGGGTCAGCTCACATTTGGAAGCGCGTAACATTGACAGGTGGTTCATGGTAATTGATGAATTAATCGAAAATTGCAGGGAATGGATCGAAGCCGCATTAGAGTATTCTGGCGGCACTCACGATTTTATCCATGTAGTTGAAGGCATTAAGGCAGGCACAATGCAACTTTGGCCTTCTCAGAGGGGGTGCATCGTGTCAGAAATTGTGTTATATCCTAATTTGAAACATTTAAATATTTTTCTTGGTGGCGGCGAGTTGGATCAAATAATGGATATGCACACTGACGTAATTAATTGGGCAAAAGCTCAAGGGTGTTCAGCCCTGACGATGACGGGTCGAGCTGGATGGAAAAAACCACTATCGGATCATGGCTGGGATCAGCTTCATTCGTCGTATATTAAGGAGCTAACATAATGTCAGGCGGCAAGGGTGGTTCAACCACATCAGAAGTAAAAGTACCAGAATACATAGAAAATGCGGCAAAAGCTAATTTAGCAAAGGCAGACGCAATATCTCGTGTTGGATACACACCATATTACGGCGCAGATGTTGCGGCTTTCAACCCAATGCAACAGGCGGCATTCCAAAATACGGCTGACACTGCAAATGCATTTGGTATGGCTACACCAACAAGTCAGACAGATATTATGGGCAACATGGGTGCGCCTACAGTTTATGCAGATGGTGTAACAGGTTATTCATCAGCTCCAATGTTCCAAGATAGTGTTGACACATTGAGATATTTAAGGCCAGCTCAAGCTAATTTAATTGATAGCTTTTTTGTAAATCCTAATGCTGGATTTGATCCATATGCACAATTTCAAGGACGTGCTGGTGGATCTGTAATGCCTTTAAGTATGGATGCACAACCAGCAGTTAATACTACAGATTATGGCGCTAATAGCTCATATTACACACAGCCAGAGGTATCTAGCACAACAATGAATACATCTGGAATGCCAAGCGCTGGAGATTATGGAATAAATTCTGGATATGTAGACCCAATACTTGGTACGCCTCAGATCCCTACGCCTGTTACTGGAGATTTAGCTGGAATGGGTAAAAATGATAATGAAGATGGTATTGGTGGACAAGGTTTTGTAGCACCTACTGCGGCTGAATATGAGGAAAAGGCACTTTCCTATGGCAGAAGGTTGCCGCCATTTGTGCCATTTAGCGGAGCTTTTAATTCTATGGTTGCTGGGAGCGCTAAAACACCCGAAGAGATTGCTTACATACAGCAAAATCCTGGACAAGACGACAGTTTTATTAGCAAGGTATTTGGAACTGGTAAGTATGAGCCGTATGATACTCAGGACGTTATAAGTGATCAAGTTTTTGCATCTGGAGTTTCGGGTGGACGCAAGTTGGGAGAGGGATATGGCGACTTTAACGAGAGTGGCTTAGGCCGCAATATGAACTACGATAGATTTGGAAATGAAAGAACAGCAATTCCACAATCAGTCAAAGATGGGGCTGGAGATCAATACTGGAATAGCACGACAGGAAATTGGACTTCCAAAAGCACTGGTTTGCCCACATTAAGCGCTAACGCTCCTGCTGATATGAGAATACAAAACGAAAGCGCAAAATCACAAAATGACAAAGCAAATGATCCAGATCGTGGGTCATGCGTTATCGCAACTCACGCTGTAAATTCTGGGGGCTTCTCTACCAAAGATAAGCGCGAAGCAATTGTTTGGTGTGTGAATGTACTGCATGGCAAGTGGTGGGGTGAGGCTATTAGGCGTGGCTACAGATATTTAGGTCAAAAGAAAATTGAACAAGGCAAGGCTCGCGAGCATTACGGCGAGTTTAAAGATTACATCGCATTTGCTAATGGTAAGAAACGCACAGTAAAAGGCGCAATACATTTTGCGGCAAGGACAGCGCAATTCTTTGTAATTGGCTTAGTAAAGAAGGATATATAATATGGCTGGTGGTGGACAGATCAGACCGCAAGGCGGCTTTAACGTAAATCAAGCGGCGGCTGGCGGATTACAACAGGCGATGCAAGGCACTCAGCAGGCAATGAATTTTGCACCAGCGGCAATTAGGCCAACTGCATACAATGCGGCAAACGCATCAGCCACTGGATACAATCCTTCTATTTCTCAGTCTACTGGGTATAATGCGGCAAACGCATCAGCCACTGGATACAATCCAAGCGCAATGACTAGCGCAAATTACGGGGCGTCCACTATCGGACAATCTCCGACAGTCACAGCTCAAAACGTGCAAGCTGGTCAATTAGCAAATACTAATCTAGGCGCATACACAAATCCATTTGAAAGCCAAGTTGTAAATCAGTCACTACAAGACATTGAGCGATCAAGATTAATGGCGCAAAACCAATTAGGCGCTCAGGCGACATCTGCGAATGCGTTTGGCGGATCTCGTCAGGGTATTGCCGAAGCTGAAACAAATCGCGCATTCGCTGATCAGGCGGCAAGAACTGCATCTGGCCTCAGACAAGCTGGATACACGCAAGCACAGCAGATGGCTATGCAGGACATAGGAACAGCCCAACAAGCGGCATTGGCTAACCAGCAGGCGAATTTAGCGGCTGGCACAACTACTGCTGGATTTGGTCAGCAGTCAAACTTAGCAAATCAAGCGGCACTAAATCAGGCTGGTCAATTCGGAGCAACAGCCGCAAATCAAGCGGCGGCGGCAAATATGGCGGCGCAAAACCAAGCGGCACAATTTGGTTCAAGTGCGGCTAATCAAATGGCACTCACAAATCAAGCGGCTCAAAACCAAGCAAATCAATTTGGAGCAAGTGCGGCTAATCAAATGGCACTCACAAACCAAGCGGCGCAAAACCAAGCGGCGCAATTTGGGTCAAGCGCCGCTAATCAAATGGCGCTCACAAACCAAGCGGCGCAAAACCAAGCAAATCAGTTTGGCGCAACACAAGCTATGGCGGCTCAAGTGGCTAACCAGAATGCATTAGCTGGGGCTAACCAAGCGAGATTGCAGGCGGCAAATCAAATGGGTGCATTAGGTCAACAGGCATTTGGCACTGGTCAAGCAATCCAAAATCAGCAAGCGCAACAAGGTATTCTACAGCAGGGAATGCAACAGGCACTTATTGATGCGGCTAAGGCTCAATATGCAGGATACACTGGTTCACCAATGCAAGCGCTATCTGCACCACTGGCGGCATTGGGCGCAACACCCAACCAATCAACAACCATAAACAGCATGAAACCTGGCCTTTTCAACTACTTACAGCTCGGAGCTAATGTAATGGGAGCAAGAAGCTAATGATAGGATTTCCAAGTAGAAACCCACTAGAAGAAACAAATATGCAAAGAAACTACCCGTTGCAACAGCAACAGGTAATTCAAAAGCCAGTTAATCCTTTGGTAACTGGCGGTGGTCAAACCCAGACGCAGGGTCAACAACCTCCAAGAACTGGCATGGCTGGATTATTTGATAAACTTAACCAAAGATCTAGCACAACAGGATTATCTGGGCTAGAAAATTTTGCACAAGCATTAGATGCAGTAATTTTACCAGAGCTAAGAGCTGGTGAGGCTATTAGAGAGCGTGGCGCTCAAAGAGTAAAAGCTGGTGATGTTAACAAGACAATTGAATACTTAGAAGCTAACGGCATGGCTGACATGGCGGCGATAATTAAGGCTAACCCAAGCGCGGCTGGCAACGTATTATCTGCAATTGCGGCAAACAGATTAAAAGCGCCAAAAGACAACAGCACAAACTTAATGAAAAATTATGAGTTTATGAGGGCTAAGGGTTTGAGCCATGAAGAGGCGTTGGCTCAGATTAAATCTGGTACGACAATAAATTTAGGTGAAAAGGGCAACCAAAAGTTTCTCGAAGCATTAAATAAAGGTAAAGGTACGGAATTAGCGGCTCAGATGGAGGCTGGTGCTAAAGCGACTGAAGTTAATTATGATTTACAAGTTTTATTTGATTTAGCAGGCGAAGCTCCAACTGGAGCTGTTAAGGGAAGATTTGCAGAAATGTTCCCAGAATTTAACGATTATTCCGCAGTGAGGCAATCTATTATAAAAAGAGTTGCGCCTACATTAAGAGTTGAAGGTTCTGGCTCTACATCAGATATAGAATTTGAAGGTATGATTGCTGGCTTGGGTAGATTAACTAACTCACAAGAGGCAAATCAAGCTATAGTTGGCATTATGATAGAAAAGAACAACTTTAACATTGCTAGAGCTAGAATTATAAACGATTTCTGGGAAAGTGGGGCTGATATGTCTAAGTTGCCAGAAATGAATAAACGTATAAGAGAACTTGAAGATAAGCTACAGATTGAAGCTAGGATGGACACTTTAAAATCAAAATATGGAATAGACGCGCCAGAAGAAAAAGTTAAAAAAGTATGGAATATAGCAGAGCAAAAGTGGATTTATAAATGATAGCTATAGAAGTAGAGGGATACGACGAGCCAGTTTATTTTCCAGATGGAACTTCTGAGGAAGAAATAGTAGCGGCATTAAAAACTCTAGAGCCACCAAAAGGAATGGTTGAAAAGACTGTTGATTGGTTTAAGGGCGGACAGCGTGAAGATTTTATTCCGACAGCGTTTAACGCAAAGTTGGGCTTGCCTGCTGATAAAAGCAGGCAAATGGTTGCACTGCTTTCCACTACTGCAAGTGATGATCGACTAGAAATGGGCATAAAAAAGATATTGCCAAACGCTACATTTGATAAAGATCAATATGGCAATCTAGTTGTTACAGCGCCAGTTTTTCGTGATGGAAAAGAAACGGGGCAATTTAACAGATTTTATCCAAACCCTGCTGGCTTAGATGCAACTGACGCTATGATTGGCGCTGGAGCAGTTGCAACAGCAACTGGCATTGGTAAGGCTTTAAAGACAATAGGTTTGCCGACAAGTGGCCTATTAGGTGGAGCTACAATTGGTACAACTGAAGCTGGCCTAATTGAAGGCGCAAGCTCTGCACTAACTGGCGATCAATATAAATATTCAGATTTATTATATGGTGCTGGCGGTGGCGCATTAGGCGCAAAAGCTGGGGAATTATTGCAGTATGTCGGTAAGGCATTTAAGAAAAGCCCACAATCTGTTATTGGTAGCGACGGAAAATTAAATCCACAAATTGAAGCAATGCTAATAAAGGCTGGAATTGATCCTGATGGAGTTACCAAAGAACTAGCAATAGCAATGAAAGCTCAAGTTGACGCAAATATAGATCCTAAAGAAGCGGCTAGAATAGCTGAGGCATCTTCATTGCCAGTAGATATTCCATTAACCAAAGGTCAAATTACTGGGTCAAAGGGAAACCAATTATTTGAAGATAGCGCTCTTAGTGGCGGAGCTGGTTCACTAGCTGAAGCTGTAATGACAGGCCAAAGAGAAAAGCAAAGACAGGCTATATTAGCAAATATACCAAAGATACAGGAAAAGATTGCTGGCAATAATCCTGTTTTAGCTAGTGCAGGACTTGGCGGCGAGGCGGCTCAAGACGCCTTGGTTCAATTAAAAACAAAAGCTAGTAATAAAGCAGACGATTTATACACAGCCGCCAGAGAAACTGGTAATGCTGATTTAGGTCTTGTCCGAGGTGATTTTGGCGACGCATTAAGGGGTGGAATAAGAAAAGAGTTTAATTTGTCAACAACGCCTATGACAAACTCAATATTGGATGATATTGATGATGTCTTGGCTCAGGGTGGTGATATTAAACAATTATTTGCAATTCGAACACAGTTTAATAATATTAGTGATAAAGTTGACAAAAAAGCTGGTCAAAAAGCTAGAGATTTATTTGACCAAAAACTATTAGAATACGCGGATGAGGCACTAATTTCTGGCGATCAAAATGCAGTTGCGGCTTGGAATAAGGCTATTTCAAATTATAGCGAATTTAAAAGTGTTTGGGATAGTAAGGGCGGCATACTAAAATCACTAACCGAAACTGGTGGTCGTGATGGTGATATGGTATTAACTGTAGCTCCAGAGGCGGCGGCAAATTATATATTAGGTGTATCAAATAGCAAACTTATGAAACCCAGCAATATTGCCAGAGATCTATTAACACTTAAAAAGAGATTACCTAGAGCAAATTGGAATGGAATTAAGCAAGAGGCATTCTTAAATTTAGTGGGTAAAGCTGAAAAAGCCACCCCAGATGGAAATACATTTTCTGGAATGAACTTCTTAAAAAATTGGGAAGCTATGAAAAAAAACGAAAAAGCAATAAAGGCGTTATTTGATCCAGACGAAATGAAATTAATTACACAATTTGCAAGTGTTACAGCTAGGGCTACAGGAAGCGCAGTTAATTCATCAAATTCAGCCGCATCTGTATCTGGATTAATACAAAAGTTAGCTATAGTATTAGGCTCTAAAGGCTTAACACAAACAGTTTTAGCCGCGCCAATTATTAAAGGTGGTACTGAAGCTATTTCTGCTGGCAGAGCAGTTAAATCAATGAATTTTGCTGGTAATAAAAACCCACCTAATGTTACAGGCTCAGGTGTTGGGGGAGCTGTTGTTCCAACTGATGAAAGCAGAGATTTAATAGAAGAAAAGAAAAGACAGGCTATGGGCTTTTTTGGTCGCGGATATTAATTAAGGAAAAAACATGGAACTAAAACCAAAATCTATAATTGAAATCGAGGGTATAGTTTCGGATGCCATTGAGGATGCAGTTTCTTTTGTCGAGGGCGAGATTGCTGAAGATAGAATTAAGGCGCAAGAATACTACGATGGCGAGGTTCACTTAGGTCACGAGGATGGGCGCAGTAGCGTTGTGGCGACTAAAGTGCGTGACACAGTACGCGCTGTTAAGCCAAGTTTAATGCGTATTTTCCTAAGCACTGCAAAGCCAGTGGAATATATACCACGAGGCGCAGAAGATGTGGCTATGGCAGACCAAGCCACAGAATTTATGCACCACGAATTTACCAGATTAAATGGTTATCGCGTAATTAATGATGCGTTCCAAGATGCACTTGTTAAGAAGCAAGGTATCGTAAAGGCATACTGGATGACATATCCAGAAGCAGAAATATTCACATATACAGATTTATCTGACGATGAATACACATACCTGATCGAAGACGATGACGTGACAGTGTTGGAACACAGCATGGAAATGGTCATTGAAATGGACGCTATAGGCATGGAAATGGAGATGCCTATTCACAGCGCAAAGATTAGCCTGCAAAAAGAAAAAGGTGAATTGTGTATAGAAAGCGTACCGCCAGAAGAATTTTTCATAAGCAGAGATGCAAGGACAATGAAAGATGCATATCTGGTAGCTCACAGAACTGAGATGAGAGCTGGCGACGTTGTTGCAATGGGATTTGACCATGATGAGATATTTGGATTAGACAGCTTTGAGGGCGGCGGCGATACATCATCAAGTGAAGAATTTGCTCGACGCGGATACGACACTGATTTTAGTGATGAAGATCCAGCAGATCCAGCAATGAAAAGCGTGACAATTACCCAAGCATATATGAGAATTGACGCGGACGGGACGGGAATACCAATCCTACACAAATTAACTTGTGGCGGCACAAAGTATAAATTACTTGATTTAGAGCCATGCGATGAAGTGCCATTTGCTAAATTTGAAATTGATCCAGAGCCACATACTTTTTATGGCAGATCTCTAGCTGAGATAGTGATGGATGATCAGGACGCGGCAACATCAGTTTTACGAGGCATATTGGATAACGTCGCAATGACAAACAATCCGCGTCTGGCAGTGACATCTGGCGTTAATATCGATGATTTATTGAATAACGAAATTGGTGCAATCGTGCGTATGCAACAAATGGGTCAGGTTCAAGATTTATCAGTGCCATTCCACGCTGGGCAGACATTAAGTGCATTAACTTACTTAGATGGGCTTGTAGAGAGCAAAACAGGCGTCTCCAGAGCCTCTATGGGGTTAGACCCAGATGCAATGCAGTCTACAACTAAAGCGGCTGTGCAGGCCACAATACAGGCTGGAGCTGGTCAAACCGAAGTAATGGTGAGAAACCTTGCGGATGGCATGAAAGACCTATTTGGCCTTATGTTGCGCCTAACCCACAAGAATATTGATGAAGAGCAAATGATGCGAATGAACGGCTCGTTTGTGCCTGTAGATCCGCGCATCTGGGATGGCTCAATGGACGTGATGATAAACGTCGGATTAGGAACTGGCAGGGAAGAGGAAAAAGCAATGGCGCTTAACCAAGCCCTCCAAATGCAACAATTTGTGTACCAAAATTACGGCGCTCAAAATGGTCTAGTGTCGATGACCAATATTCGAAATACATTAGCTGACCAATTGGCAGTTGCAGGAATACGAAATGCTGACAGGTATTTTGCTCCAATAACTGAAGAAATTGAGATGCAAATGCTACAACAACAGCAGGCGGCACAAGAGGCTCAGGGACAACCACAAGATCCAAACGCGGCATTCTTGCAGGCAGAGCAAATGAAAGTGCAAGCCAAGATGCAAGCTGACGCCGCTAAGTTGCAAATGGATATGGCGAAGAATGCTCAGGCAGACGACTTGAAACGCGATCAAATGGCGCAAGATTTACTTGTAGACGCCGCCAAGATTTATGGCGAATATGGCACTAGAGTTGACGTTGCCAGAGTAAAATCAGAGCAGGATAAAAACCGCATGATTGGTGGCATTGCACAAGGAAATATGTCATAATGGCGCAAGTTATAAGATTAGAAGCTGAAGAGGCCAGACGTTTAAAAAACGATACTGCTTTTCAGAAATTTGTAGAGAATGTTCGTGAAGATCAAATGAAGATCTTTGCAGAAAGTAGTGCATCAGACGTAGATGTGCGTGAGGAAGCTCATTCAATAGTGAGGGCTTTAAATGAAATTGAAATTACACTCGACGCCGCAATATCGGCAGAGTTAATTCTTGATAAACAAAGGAAGTAGCACCGATGCCATCGACTACCCTAGAAGAAGCTGTAGACAGCATGATCGTATCACCTGACGCGGAAAATGATCAGGAACAAAATTTGAACGAAGCTCCAGAACAAGTGGAAGCAGTTAGCGACGGCGAAGCTGAAGAAATGGAAGCTGAAGACGAGGGTTCAGATGACGCTGAAGAGCTATCCAGCGATGATGATAGCGAAATCGACTACGAAGAAACAGAGGCTGATGACACTGAGCCTGACCAAGAAAGAATGATCGAAGTCACAGTAGACGGAGAGAAGCAGTATTGGACAGAGGCTGAGTTACAACGTGATGCGGCTGGTCAGAAGGCGATTAACAAAAGGTTTCAAGAAATAGCCCAAGTGCGAAAGCAGTTTGAGCAGAAGGAAGCCGAAATAGCGAAGCGAGAAGCGCAAGCTCTTGGTCTAGCAAATCAGATACAAAATGGATCGTTGGTAGCACCTACGCCCCCTAGCTCTGAACTTTTTGAAAGTGATCCAATCGGATACATGGAACAAAAAATGAAGTACGACGAGGCGAAGACTGCATATGATCAATCGATGTATCAGGTTCAAACTTTACAACAGCAACAACAGCAAGCTCAGGCGCAGGCGCATCAGTCGTATCTGCAAGAGCAGGCCGAAGTGCTTAGAAAGCGTATTCCAGAAATTGCAGATCCTGTTAAGGGTGAAGCATTAAAGCAATCGCTGGTTCAAACTGGTGTAGCTTACGGATTTACTGAAGACGAGATGTCTATGGTAACTGACGCGAGATACATCGAGGCATTGAATGATGCGAGGAAATATCGGGAATTGAAATCTAAGCGTAAGGCTACGCAGACAAAAGGCGAGAAAGCTCGTCCTGTCGTTAAGGCTGGCGTAAAGAAGCGAAAATCAACTGGCGTTCAAGCGGAGCAACAAAAGGCGCAACAGCGCTTAATGAAAACAGGTTCAATCGATGATGCATTGAGCCTGATGTTAAACAATGATTAACATTAAGTTAGTCTTCTAAGTCTCTGAAAGGACACAATAATATGTCGCAACCTTCAAATACATACGATTCGTATGACAACGCAAATAGTATCAAGGAAGACATCCAAGATATTATTTATAATATTTCACCAGACGAAACTCCATTTTTATCTGCGTGTAGAAAAACAACTGCAAAATCAACTTTGCATGAATGGTCAACAGACACGCTAAGAGCGTCTGCGGCTAATGCTCATATCGAGGGCGATGACACAACTGCAACTGCGGTTTCTGGAGTTACTCGTTTGAACAATAGAACTCAAATTTTTAAAGACGCCATAATTATCAGTGACACTGATGAGGGCTTATCAAAAATAGCCAAGGCAAAGGAGATGAGCTATCAAATCCTCAAAGCTGGTAAAACCATGAAACTTGATATAGAAAAGGCTCTTTTCGATAACAATGCTAAAGTAACTGGTTCTGCAACTGCGGCTCGTGAGCTTGCTGGTGCGCCAACATGGTTAACATCAAACACTGTCAAAGGTTCTGGCGGCGCTGATGCTAATGGTACAGGTTCAAATGCTCGTACTGATGGTACACAAACAGTATTCACTCAAGCTAAGTTTGATACAGTGATGCAAAGCGTTTGGGAAAATGGCGGAACAGGATCAAAGACTGCATATTTGTCAGCATTTAATATGACAAAATGTCTTGGATTTGCTGGTAACAACAACCAACGTGCAAACGTGGTTGGCGCTGATGAGCGTGTTATCAATTCAATCAGCATATATTTAACCCCTTGGGGCGAAATATCGCTAAGGCCAACGAGAGAGAACAGATCTCGTGATGTGTTCTTAATGCAGAACGACACATGGCAAGTGGCTACTCTACGTCCAATGAAAAATGTTGAACTAAGTAAGACAGGGGATAATTCAAAAAGACAATTAACCACTGAACTCACATTGGTATGTACTTCAGAAGCGGCAAACGGCATGGTAGCAGATTGCACAACTTCATAAACTAACTATAGTAAGGGGGGGGAAACCTCCCTTACTTACTATCAGGAGTGATTTATGGCAAAACCAAGAGCTGGCAAAGCAAAAGCAAAAGTAGTTAATGGAAGAAAAATTAGTTACGGACAAGCTGGTCTAGCGAGTGATGGTAAGCCGAGAGTAAGAGCTGGCACAAAAAAAGGTGACGCATATTGCGCCCGATCTGCTGGTCAAAAGAAGAGATCTCCGAAAGCGGCTAAAAATCCGAATAGCCCATTAAATTTATCACGCAAACGCTGGAAATGTTCTGGCACTAAATCTAAGAGAACGTAATATGGCAAGCTCGAAAATAGGCGAAAAAATTGAAATATCTGACAATGGCGAAATTAACATAAAACGCACGTTTGATGGTAGCCAAATGATGCGTGACGCAGAATACGCTCGTCAAAATTCAGATAATACTTTTGGCTCAGATCATAAGCTAATTGCACAAGTTGATGCGGCTTTAATTGGCGTTTGGCTTAAAGAGGCTGGCGTGAGCTGGAGTGACACAGAAGCGGCTAATCAAGTCGTTAAACGAAAATTAACATCTGGAGAATTTGCGGATTTAAGAGTATGGCAGGGCAAATACTAATGGAAATGGCAGACCTATGGAGTGGCACGCTCACATTCGCATTGGCGTTTGTGGGTTTTGTTTTACGCGGATATGTTTTAGAGTTGAATAGATTACAAATTCTGTTGAACAGAACGCGAGAGGAATATGTGACGAAATCTGATAATAGTGCGTCAATGAATAGATTGTTCGGCAGGCTAGATTTGATCGACGCAAAGATGGATCGCATACTAGAACGGAAGTAAAATGCTACGTTTATTAATAATTGGATTTTTCATTGTTTTTGGCAGTTTTGCTTATGCTGAAGATGATGATGTAATAAGATCAGAAAGCAGGGTTATATCTGATGGGTCTATGGATACCACGATTAACAGCCCACCACCATCAGCTATAGCTCCACAAGTTAGCACAAGCGGATCTGATTTATGTGTCGTGGGGATCTCAGGCGCAGTACAAACGCAGATATTAGGCATCTCTGGTGGCAAGACTGTAAAAGATTTGAACTGTGAGCGCCTAAGAGCATCGAAATTATTGTACGATTTAGGCATGAAGGTGGCTAGTGTGGCGCTTCTGTGCCAAGACGAAAGGGTCAGAATTGCGATGGCAAATTCTGGCAGTTTTTGCCCAATCAATGGTAAAATAGGAGATGAGGCCAGACTTGAATGGGAGATGAAAGCTGTGGAAGCGCGTATTAGCGAAGACCAGAAAAATCTAGTAGAAAGGCTTTTTGATGAACAAGCTGAAACTAAAATTGGGCTTGGTGTCATTATCGGCACTTTGTTTATGTTGCTCTTACTCTAGCGCAGATCCATTTAAGTATGGTGCAAGTGCTAACGCCGCCAGAAATGGTCTAAACTGGGCTATGTCATCTGTCTTTCCGCCTATTGGTGGCATTGATATAAATGGCCTGATTTACAGATATAGAACAGAAAAAGAAACTGACGCAGACATGAAAGTCACTGTCGGCAATCTTAATTTTGATGGCGATGGGTATGCGTTTAGCGAGACTGACGATTGGTCGGGCGTTCCATCAAATACAATTACAAAATCATTTCCACTATCAAACATACCATTAGAGAGATGGGGCGATGGGTCTATCACAGTTGAAGGCGAAGGCGTCGTCAAGGATGCCACAGTAATTTACACATTTAGAGTTGATGAGTGCTATGACCCACAGCTAAACCCAAGTTGTGCTGGTTATGTGAAGCCAGTGCCAGAAGTGCCTATAGTTGAAGTTTATAACGCATTAGAAGATGACGCTGTTGTGGATACTATTGAAGAGGAAGAATACGAATATCCAGACGAGGCTGAAATACCAGAAGATGATGAAGATAATGATAAGCCAACTAAAATAGAGCTGGGTCTGATGTCTGCTGAAAATGCTTTGACTATGTTTCAAGAATATAAGCAAGACGAGCTTATCAATATAATCAACATGCAAACCAATATGCAAACGTACTATGATCTTGCAATAAATGGTGGTATATACAAAGACAAGTATCAGTTAAGCCAAAACCAGATGCCAGAAAACAAGAGGGCGTTGCGTAATAACTTAGCACAACAACTAAAGCATGAAAAAATGGTAGACATGCAGTACAATAAGTGAGGTTAATATGAAATATTTAGCAATTCCACTGTTAGCACTAGCCACACCAGCTTTTGCAAATAGTGTAGATATAGTCGGCAATGTGGCGGCTAAGTGTGTAATCCAGACAACCAAAACTGGCGCATACGGAAATCCGACGCCCAGCAAATTATCAACATCGGCGTCTGATGGTGGAATATTGCCAGAGATCCGCATCGATGTTGCGATAGCAAACAGTTACACAGCCAACATCACATACCCAACAAGTTTTACATCATCACCATCTCTAAATGACGTTGTAACGTGGACGGGATCTGTTGCAGTGAGCAATACCAGTGACGCTGGCATGTCAGGATATGACAGCGCTAAAACTGTTTCTGGGGCGACTACATCGTACTCATTAACAACTGCTGGTTCTACATGGTTTGCTGTATCAAGTGTGGCTGAGTATGGCGGCGGAAGTAACAAGCCGTTTACGGGAGGCACTTATATTGCCCAAACGACTGCATCATGTATTCCAAATTAAAAGCACTTGTAATAATTACGTTATTGGGGTCTGGCGTATCTGCTCACGAACAGACCCCAGCCTACCCAAAGATGAAGTATTCCACAGTTAAAGATGTGGTAAAATTTGAGCTGTCTATATTTAACCAGAGAGAGCGCGTTAAATATTACAGAATAGCACTATTTGATAAAAATTTTGTGGGGCTTCCATTTTCCACAAGGCATAGAATAATAAAAGTTGATTACCAAACTAGAAAAAACTTTGATGTATATGTTAAAAAGAGCGATATGGACGAGGCGCAGTATATATGCACAATATCAAAGACTATGAAAGAACGAGGTTCTAAGCCATTTGTAAGATCTATGGTATGTTCAAAGATTACAGGGGGAACTAAATGAAATATGCAATCATTCTATCCTTAATTGCTGGCGGTGCGTTTGCCGATAGCTCGTCACTGTCTCTGGCGTTACCGACGCCAAATCTGAATACACAATCCGACAGAATAAGATCTGGCAGTATTGAATGCTCAAACTCTATCTCAGGCTCGACACTTCTGGAATATGGCTTAACTGGCCTGCTGTCTGGTCTTAACACTGACGCGAGAGGCAAAGATATTGGCGTTTATGCTCGCATTGTTATTCCACTGAATGCACCAAGGAAGCGCATTGAGTGCCAGAAATTATTTGAAGTGGAGCTGTTGCAACGCAAAATGGAAATTCGCATGTTGCAGGAAGAGCTGGACGCCATGAAAAACTTGCAATCTTCAGAAATGGAATTTGAGAACTAATGGTCGATACAACGAAAATTGCAGATGGTATTGATGGGCTGGCAGATCGCCAAATCAAAGCTGGTGGCGTGAAGTTAACGGCTGGGTCAATATTGGCAATATTTGCGTTTCTATCTACAATTGGGTCTGGACTATATGGCGGCTTGCTAATGTGGCAAAAGATCGAAGAGGTTGCTGGCCTTGATTTGCAGGAATACCAAACTCAAATGGAATTGATGGACGCTAACATTCAACAAACTATGGATTACACACGCGAGATCAAAACTGGATTGCGTGATGATATTTTGAGCATTGAGCGCCAATCCGATAGAGTTGAGGGCATGGTACGCAAATCTGAGGATAAAGTTAGGGAGATGATTGATAAGGCAGAGGTGCGCTTTGAAAATCAGAGAGAACGTGTTAGAATTTCACAAAGTGGCGAAATGAAAGAACTGGAAGATAAATTAACGAAAAAACTACAAAGGGCGCTAGATAATCCTCTGGCGGATTAACATGGATGAATTTAAAAAATTTGACGTAGATGGTAACGGATCAATTGATCAGGCTGAATGGGATCGTATGGCGCTGGAAGACAGGCGTTTACGAATGCAGGATGAAGACGCCCAGCGTGATGCACAACGCAGAATGACATGGTATGCCCTGTCAGGGATGCTCCTATACCCCTTTGCGGTCATTCTAGCAGATGTATTTGGATTAATTGAAGCCGCCAAAATATTAGGTTCAATGGCAAGCATTTACTTTGTGTCTGTTGCTGGCATCGTATCTGTATTCTTTGGGGCAAACGCATTAGCGAAAGGAAAAGATAAATGATAGCTGGACTAGGATTATTAGGCAAAGTTGCAGATCTTGCTGGAACTATGATCGAGGGCAAGACTGCTGTGAAGCAGGCTGAAGCCCAAACAAAAATGAAAATAGCTACTGGCGAGATCGATTGGGATATTGCCGCCATGAAAGCCACTGAGAATAGCTGGAAAGACGAGTGGATAACTCTGCTCTTTTCGATACCATTAATTTTAGCGTTTTGTGGCGATTGGGGAAATGGCATTGTGCAAGCTGGTTTTGCCGCGCTGTCTAATATGCCTGATTGGTATCAATACAGCCTTGGTGGTATTGTGAGTGCATCAATTGGGATGCGTGGTGTAAGTAAATATTTTGGGAGTAAAAAATAATGTCATTATACGATAATATTAATAATAAGCGTAAACGCATAAAAGCTGGTAGTGGCGAAAAAATGCGTAAAAAAGGCGCTAAAGGCGCTC